GCAACTGGCTGGCCGCTCCGGTGGCCAGTTCGTATTCCTTGCGCAGCTTTGCCACGGCCTCAGCACGCTGTTCTTCGACAGTCAGCGACTTCTGCGCTGCGTCTCGCAGGGCTGCAGCAGCGTTCTGCGCGGCAACCAGTTCCTGCCCGGCCTTGGCTGCAGCAATGCGCTGCTGTTCCGTCGCGCCTGCGGCGTCCTTCATCGCGCCGGCCACGCCCCCGGCTGCAGTGGCTTGGGCTTCGACTTTCGCCGTGGTGCCCATGATCTTCGCCTCGAAGGCATCGAGCGCGGCGCGGTTGGCTTCAGCCTCTGCCGTCCACTCCCCGCCGATCTCGGCCGCGCCTTTGAAGTCTAGATGCGCTACCGCAACGGCTTGAGTCGCGAGTGTCTTGACCTCGCCGATGACCCCACGGATCACGAAAGCAACGTTCGCCGCCAGCACGGCGACGGTCTGGAGCACCGTAGTGAATCCCGACTTGATGCTGGCGCCGAAGTCGTCAATCGCCCCTGACTGGCCAGCCTTATCCAGTTCCTTGTTGGCGGCTTTCAAGGCGTCGGTGAGCGTGTTGACCCCGTCAGACAGTGCCGGCAGAAAGGCGTTGCCGGCTTTGATCTTGAGGTCTTCCCAGTAGCGCGACAGCGACGTGATGGCCTTGCCCGCAGTCGTCATCGACTGCTCGTAAATGCCGTTGTAGCGGGCGGCCGCTTCCAGCGTCACGTTGGTGCGCGCCAGGGTCTTCTGCTGCTCGGTCAAGGCGTCCACTGTGGTGTTCAGCGTGCGGGCCATGGTCTTGTAGCCCGCCTCGAACTGCACGTTCAAGCCCATCGTGCGCAGAATCTCGACCTGGCCAGACTTGATACCGTTGATCATTCGACCCAGCGCCTCGCTGGAGTTGATGTTGCCGACCACCGCCAAGTCCTGCGCCGCGCGACCGAGCGCCGCCGCTTTCGATAGATCGATGTGCGCCGTCGCCAACTGCGTGAGCACGTTGCGCGACTCCATCATGGAAATGCCGGACTTCTGAAGCGAAGCGGCGAAGCCTTCCATCTCCTTTCGCGTGTAGCCAGCGTTGTTGCCGGCCACGCCCATCACGACGCCCATAGTCTCGAAGCGGGCAGCGAGCATGATGGAGTCTTTGATGAAGTCGGCAATCTTGAATCCGGCAAATACGCCTGCTGCTGCCTTGGCGGCCTTTTCTATCAGGCCCATGGCAAGGCTGGTGGACTTCGATGCGGATTCAGCGTTTTTCAGTTCCTCAATCGTCTTGCGCAGCGCGCCGCCAACCTCCTGAGCGGCTTCGCTCATCCCCTTGCTTTTCATGACGTAGCGCTCGTACTCCTCGCCCGTCATGCGCAACTGATTGGCCTTGTCAGCCAACGCCTTGATGTGATTGCGTTCAGTGTTGGTGAAGCTGCCGGTATCAATGATCTTGATCAGCCGCTCTTGATCAATAGCCGCCTTTTTTGCTGCATCCCCCCAGCTAAAAAGTGATCCGACAACGCCAGCGATGCGCTCTTTCACCTTGTCTGCCGCGCCTCCGACGGCTTCCATGCCTTTGGCTGCGCTTTGCGCACCAGCGCCGACTTGCTCTAGTCCTGACTGTCCCTTTGCGCTTTGCCCAAGCGTGTCCAGGCTCTTTTTGGCACGCGCGGCTGCGCCTTCGACTTGCGACATCGCTTTGTCAACGGCATCGCCCTTCTTGGCGAGCGCATCGAGCGCGACGGCACCTTTTTCGAGTCCGGCCGTGTCGATAGCAATGCCAATGCTTGCAATATCAGATGCCACTTCTGCGCCCTAAAAATGAAAACCCGCCTGAATCACTCCCAGCGGGCCACCAAAGAAAAAGGGCGACCCGAAGATCGCCCTTGTCTGCCGTTTACGGCCCTTGCATCGCCATGCCACGACAGGCCGTGGTTCGCCACGGATTGCCATGCCCCGCCATACCGAACAGCGCCATGCCTCGCATCGCAGAACCATGTGAAGCTAACCGCTTCCCCAAACACCGCAAGCGATGCTTGAGGCTGTTGTCAGCCCTTGAGTTGCCGTGGCCTGCCCAGCCTCGCCCGGCAATACCAAGCTCTACCGCGCAGTGCCCAGCCCCGCCCTACCGGGACTTGCCGCATAGTGACTATCGCCACTGGAAAGCACCGCACGCGATGCTTGTCCACTGTTTACAGTCCTTGACTAGCCTAGCTCCGGGGTGACTCAGGCCGCCATCACTGGCTTTGAATCTGGCAAACGCGACCTGCGCGGCGAGACAATCCGCAAGCTGTGCGAAGCACTTGGCGTCCAGGTTATCTACAAGGTTGACGGAACCGAGATCAGCGGCCCGTAGGCGGTCACTTGTCTTTCATGTTCTCGGCCATCACAGCCAAGGCTTCGGCTTCCATCACCTGAATGTCTTCAAACAGTTCGTCGGCTTGTTCACGCGGCAGGCGCAGCGTCCTGATGAACGCCAGCACCGCCGTGTAATCGAGGCCAGCGGCAGAGCCCATGCCGCCCACGCGCCACTGCGTGCCAAGGCGGCTGAACGTGGAATAGGCCAACTCGGTTTCAGGCCAGACTTCGACGTATTCATGATCGAAGTCCGACGCTTTGAGGCCCCACGCCGCCAGTTCTGAGGCAGACGCGGACTTTTCGTAGAGCGCCCTTGCGAGCGCTTTCAGTTTCCCGAGCGGCCTTCAAGGCAGGCGGTACGGTACGCCTCCATGATGGCGTTGGCTGCACCGGGCCATTCGTTCGCCAGTCGCTCGGCGCTAGCCTCGTTCAAGTCCTGCTCAAGCTCCCAACTGTGAAGCGCTTTCAGCAGGTACTTGCTGTTGTCGCCCGTGGTCGCTTCCATGATCTCGGTCATGGTCAGGTCGTCCTTGTCCTTGCCAGCTCCGCGCGCCTTGGCCGCAGACAGCATTTCATCGAACAGAACCCCTGCTTCCTTGCGCGACCGGAAGTTGAACACCACGTCGAAGTCTTCTTTGACGCCTTCAAGCGTCTCAAACTTGATGTTGCGTTTGAAGGTCTTGGGAGGTGCGCCGAACTTGAATTTCGCCATTGCGTGCTTTCTTGAGAAACAAAAAAACCCGCAGGGAGCTACCGTGCGGGCACAAAAAAACCCGCCGCCGATTGCTCGGACAGCGGGTTAGTGGCGCTACTGGATTAGTAGCGGGTCGGGACGCCTTGCAGAGAGAAAGTGGCCGTCACTTGCATGACGTTGCCTTTTTGCAAGGTCGGCGTTTCGTTGAAAGACACGATGCCGTTGTACAGAAGGACAGAGCCGTTCGGCAGCGCAACGCGCAGTGCACGGTTCGTTTTGGTGCCGCCCACAGCTTTAAGGGCTTGGAAGCCGGCCAGGTTGGGGTCATCAGCAATACCGATCTTGATCGAGCGTGCGCTGGTGACCGTGGGCAGTTGACGTTCGAAGTCCTCTTCCAGGAAAGAGTAAGTAGCGAATTGCTGATCACCACCGGACATTTCGAAGCTCAAAATCTGGCTGATCTGCGTCCAACCAGAAATGAGTCGCGCCGACGAAGGCGTAGCCGAGCCGACTGGAAAATCGGACGTCGAGGTGGTGTTGATGCCTTCGATGTTGAAGGCGCCAGCCGTAGAGCCAGCCACACGCACGATGCGCTCATTGATCTTTTGCCAGCCAGACTTCAGTTCAATCAGGTCGCCGTTGGCAAAGCCATGAGCCGCAGCGGTGGCGACAGCGGGATTGGCATTGGAAATTGCCGTGATAGTTTTTGCCGCGTCGTAGACCGTGGCGATAGAGACGATAGAGCCGTCCGGAAGATTTGCAGCCATTGTTGGCGTCCTTTCATGCAAGAAAAAACCGCCCAAGGGCGGCGAGATTTCTGCGAAGGACGTTCGATAGGCGGGGCCTTGCGGCGCGGCCTATCTGCCGTGGCAGCGGTGATGATTTAGCGCAGCGGTTATTGCGGCTGCTGCGCTTCCAGCCATTTGCGCCATGCCTTAAGGCACCCTTCCAGGTGACGTAGCAGGGCTTCGTGCAATGCTTTGGTTGCGGGAGTCAACTCTTGAATTCCTCAGCCCCGTACCGGCAGTCCACCGGCACGGAGTACCAATCGGTTTCGACAATCGCTAGGCGCGCTGCCATCGGTGTCAGCACCTGCACGGCAAGCCCGGCACTCAACATGCGCAGCGCCACTGGGAAAAGATCGTCCAGTTCGCGCGCGATGCTTTCTGCTTTGCCAGCACCTGTTCCAGCCTTTGTGAACACCGTTACCTGAAACACGCCGCGATAACTGCGGTTCTGGCCCGCCAGGTCGCGCGAGCCGGTTTCGGCGGGCAGCAGGTAAGCGCGCAAGTGATCGACGGTCGGCAGCGTGGCATTCACGTTCTGCCAGACCACCGGCAGAGCCGGCGAGCGCGCAGCAGCCCACTGCGCCAGCTTGGTTTCAAAGGCGGCGCGGATGCGTTGCTGAGACATTTACCTGGCTTCTCCCAGCGCCTTTGCGAAGTGCGCTTCAAAGTTGGCTATCGTGGTTCGCACCATTCCGGCCGGGGCTTGCTTCGACCAGCCTGTCTCCAGGCGCTGCGCGTATGGCAGGCTGTTGGATAGATAGATGGTTTGACCTGGAGCCCATCCGCGTATGCCAGCCTGAATGCGGTTCATCGCCGTGCGGCCGCTCTTGTCATCTGCACCGCCGGTGCTGGTGTTGATGGCATCCGCGCCGTATTGCCAGTTGCCACGGAATCTACCTGACCGAACTGGCGACATTTCCACCATCGCGCCGCCCATGTCGAGCACGGTCTTGCGCACGACCGTTTCCAGCTTCACCTTGTTGCTCTCGGCAATCTGGCGAAGCTGTTCACCCAGGCTAGCCATGTCAGCCTCTCGCCTGCACGTCGTACAGCACCGCCGTTCCCGTTGGTGCCAGCGTGTCTACGCGAATCACCGTGAGCGTGCGGCCAGCAGCGGCGAGCGTGTCACCTGTCTTCGGCGCATCGGCAACGTCAGGCGCGATCAGCACGCGCACATCGCCGCGCTGCACCAGCGTTCCGTCAATGTCCCGGCTGGCGTAGTTCATCACAGCGCCAGCGCATGAATAACCATTGGTCACGTCGGCCGTGGTTGCCCCAGTGGCCGGGTCATACCCGCCCGGCGTGACGCGCTTCACCGTCACCACCTGGCCGAATCGGGTCAGCAGGCGTTTGGCAGTGGCCGCTGGGCGCGAGTAGTCGAATGCGATCACGACGGCAACCTTTCGCCAGACTCGAATGCTTCTCGACCATCCATTGCGTGATGAACCACCACGTTCGGTGTTTCTTCATCATTCGACGGGTTGCACCAACATCCGAAAGATGGGACATGCCCACGCAAGTCGTCGAGCGGCACAACATGAATATGTGGCTCGTCGATTCGCTGGAAATTCGCCCACGTCATGCCCGCACCAGCTCCACCACTCCGCCGCCCATCGTCAGGCCGCGCAGCAGGTCATCGATCACCGGAAAACGCGCCCGCCCGCCGTTGCTGGGCATGCCGTAGCTCACAGCAATCTCGCCCACCTGCTCACGCAGCACCGGCTTGGCGTCAATCACGCCGTACAGGTCGCCACTGACATGCAGCATGGCCGCCTCACACACGGCAGCAGCCACGCGGGTATGCACCGGGTCTAGGTACTCAGCCTTGACGCTGCGCGCCAGAATGAATTGAGTACCACGCCGCAGGGCCGCCTCCTTCGCAGGTTCGGTCAACGCCGCCCACGCAGTGCCGCCCATGCCCGCCCAATAGGCATTTGCCTGTTCGACAGAAACAAGGCTGTCATAGCCTTCGGTGGGCGCGACGGTCAGCATCAGTCAGTCCTTACATGCGCGATACGATTAGCCTTGTCCTCGTCGGACAGGTTGTTCCAAACCTCAGCATCACCGCCCCATCGTTGGAACGCAGCCCACAGCGCGGCGAGTTTGTCCTTGCCCAAGTTGACATGAAACTTCACGCCTGCGTCAGACAAAGCGGCCTTGAGTTCGGCTGCAGTGACTTTGCCGTCTGCGTTGGTGTCTGCCACGCGCTCGCATTCAGCCCAACCAAGTGCTTTGTGAGCTACAAGCGCAACGGGATGGACTTCGAGATATTCGCCGTCCTTGGTGACTGGAATCAGTTGCATGGTGTCTCCAAGAGAAAGCCGGGAGCCGAAGCCCCCAGCGTTTCATCACTTGCCGATCAGCAGAGCGACGTGCTCAGGCTTCACGACAGAGCAGCCCCAGGCCAGGCACACCTCGTACTTGACCTGTCGGTACTGGCGATAGACGCGCACCTCGAACGTCAGGCCGGTCACCGGATCGGTGATGGTCATGGCGTCGTCGGCAGAGTCGCCGCCAGACGGCACGGCAGGGGCGCGGGCTGCCAGCACCACAGCGCCGCGATGGAACGCGGCATTGGGTACGTAGTTCGCGCCGATGGTCATGGCGTTGCCCGTTGCGATAGTCACGCGGGCGCCCGGCTTGTTCAGGCTGATCGTTCCTGGTCCGGTCACGCCTGCGCCGACGACGTACTTGTTCGCAGCGTCAGCCTGGAACGTCACGATGTCGCCAGCCAGCACGGTTCCGGTGCCGGTCGCCAGCACGATGTCAGATACGCCGATGGCGGTCGCGCCGCTGGTCACGTAGTTGGCGCCCGTGCCCTTGGTGTGCAGCGCAATGCCGCCCGAGTAGCGCAGCGCGAAGTTCTGCACACGGTCGGTCAGACCTTCGCGCAGCATATCGCTGGAACCGGCCTCGTTAACCTTGAACAGCACAGACTGTTTGCCGCGCAGGTTCGCCATGGCGGACGAACCAAGCACCAGTTGACGATCCACCACAGGTGCGCCGTTGGCGTCCAGAATCTGCGCGATACCGGCGAAGTCGGACAGGTCGCCCGCCGTGGCGAAAGGAACCGCAGCGGCGTCGCCATAGGCACGCGATGCACCGGCCTTCACAGCGGCAGACAGATCCAGCTCGACCGCGTTCACCAGCTTGCGCATGGCGTCGGTGAACTGATCGGCCAGCACCTGGTTATAGGTGCCGTTGGTGCCTACAGCGCGCTCTTCTTCGCCATTCCAGCGCACCGGTGCGGCCTTGGACTTGGTGATGACGATATCGGCATAGCCAACAGTCGTATCGCCAGAGTTGGCTGGGCTCACGCCGGGAGCGATGTCTTCCAGGGCGCCAGCTTCGCCAAGCGGTACACGCACGGTCTGATTGACCGCAGCGCGTTCGGCGTTCGAGTCGCGGCGCACCGCAGGGATGAAACCCACCATTTCGCGGGAAACGGTGTTGAGTGCTTCGTACAGGGTCGGGATGATCCCGGTCAGGGTATTGGCCATTTAAGGCTCCTTTCAATTGAAAAAGCCCGCAACAGCGGGCCGAATATCGGAGAGAGTCGAATCAATCGACGATCTGAGGCGAAGCCTTCAACGCGGCCATACGGCCGGCCGGGTCAAGGGCCTCGAAATCAGCCCGCTTCATGATCTTTGAGCCACCGCTCGCACCAGAACCACTTGCGCCACTCGATCCCGCACCAGAGCCCGGAGCGCCTGCGCCGCGAAGGATTGCGCCCTTGTGTTGGTACGCATCCACCAGCAGCTCAATCGCCTCGTCGCCCTCAGCCACTTCACCGGGGCGAATACGGGAATACAGCTTGTTGCCCGTCCCGTCCGTCGCAATCACCTTGCCGTCCTCGACCTTGAAACGATTCGCGAAGAGCGCGCGGGCGATTTCCACCCCCGCAGGCCCTTGGGCCGCGAACTTTTCGGCGATGTACTTGGAGCCCGAGAACACACCACCAATCAGGTGCTGGTTCAACTGGGCCTCCAATGCTTCCGCCTTGGCCTTGAACGGTTCGTACTGCTGCTCCAGGGCTTTCTGCACCTCGGCCTTGACCTTTTCGACTTCGCCGGCGTCAACCAACTTCTTGTCGTCCAGGTTCTTGACCGTGGCCAGCGCCTTCAAAGCAGCTGCCGGATCGGAGATGCCATCGAATGCCTTGAGCGCCGTCTCAGCCGCTTCCTTGGCCTCACGATGCTGCTTCGACTCGCCATTTAGCTGGCTGATCTTGCCCAGCGCCGAGTCCGCATCGAACGGGACTTCCTTCCCATCGGCGTGGACGAATACCGGCAGCTTTTGGCCGTTGATTTCCTGCGTGACGATTTGGCCTTCGGGGGTGAACTTGAATGGCATTTGTGGTTCCTTGAGATTCCGAAGGCTTCCGCCCCGGCGATGGTGCGCTTCCGCGCGGCGCGCCCTACTCCGACTTCCGTGTTTTGGGCAAGAAAAAACCCGCCGCGGATCGCTCCGAGCGGGTTTGTTGGGTGTGGCCTGGTGGCCTAGATTCGTTTCAACTCAACCGGCATCAGCGATTGCGTGATGCCCTGCTTGTAGCAGTGCGCACACACGCACCGCTCGATCAATGTCCCGTGTTTCAACGCGCCGCCCGACAAGGTGGCGCCATTGCGCACGGTGACGTATGTCCGGCACCCGCAGCGCGGGCATTGAAGCTCCTGGCGCGGGTTCGGCATGGCCTTCACGCGCTCAATCACCGCCTGCTTTGCAGTGGGCGGGGCCTTGTCGATCAGGCGAAGGCGAGACACCCAGGCATTGTGCTACAGACCCGCACGTTTGAAAGCCTCAGCATCCCGCTTGCGCAACTCTTCAAGCGAGATGAACGCGCCCTTGTTGTCGTACATGCGCTCCAGCGGCAACTTGCCGGCGCGCAGCAACTGCCCGCGCGTCCGTCCAAGCACCTGATCCTGACGGGCTGCCGATTGCTTCGCCAGCCATTGCTGATACGTGGTTTCAGCCGGCACCTGGCCGTCCATGCTGGCCCTCGATTCCGGCGTGAATTCGTCCATGTCAACACCAAGCTCACGCCAGCTTTTCGTGACCGGCACCTGGTGGCTACGGCAATTCCAGTGATAACGGCCAGGGCCTTGTCCCCACGGCAATGAATGCCCAATCGGTTTGTGCGTTCCTGGCGTGTACTGTTTTCCATCGCGCGCCTGACATGCGGGCGTGGTGCGTAAATCGAGGGTCGATACCCACATCACCGCCTTGACCAGATCGCCATTGGCCTCCATTGAACGATCCGCCACAAACCCGGCGTAATGCCCCATGGCGGTACGAACCACCGACTCAACATCCCGGCGCGAGCGGTTGACAAGCCCATCGGCGTAGCCCTTCGCCCGTGTGCCACGCAAGTCTCGAATGATCTGTGCCGTGGTTCGTCCTTCGACAAACCCCTGCGCAATCGTCTGGCGAACCTGCTTCATACGCTGGGCGTCCAGGTCTTTCCACACTTCGCGCAGCAGCACGCCCTGAAACGGCCGGGCCAGCGCGGCAGCGTAGACGCTCTCGGCCGAAACGCTGGCCACCGACACTTGCACCGGCAAGGCCGTCACCAGCATCTGCCGCTGATACGCCACCTCGCTGTCAGTGAATTCCTTCAGCGTCTGCGTCAGCTCGCGTTGCACCGCTTCAAAAGCCTCGGTGTTCAACGCCCGGACGCTGGCCAGCAGCGCATCAAGGCGTTCAACGCTGAAGCTGTCCGGCCCCAGGTGCTCTAGTTTCTCGGTCAGCTCTGCGAACAGCCGCGAGTCGGTGCGATTGAGTACCGCGATCAGGCGGCGAACGATGCCATTTTCGTACTGGCGAAGATCGAGCGCATGGCGGATCGATTCCTCCAACAGCCACTCATTCGCGCTTGCCATCGCCCACCAAGCCCAGCGCCGGGCCTTCTTCCTCCACCGCCGCCAATTCTTCCTCGGGCACCAGGTTTGCCACCAGCGCGCCGCGTCGCTGCATTTCCCGGATGGCAGTGGCCTTGGTCACCAGCCCGCCCTGCTGCATGGCAATCACAAGCTGCGCCGATGCATCGCTCAGGCTGCCCGCCGCGAAGTCCTTGAAGAGCACCACGCTGCCACCGTTCGATTCACCAATCCAAGCGGCCGTGAACTGCATGCACTGCTCCAACGAGTCCTCAAACGTTTCCACGATGCGCTGCAACTGCGATTTGTTCGCCTCAGCATCAATCGACGCCTCCATGGCCGTGCGCTGCACAGGCTGCGACACCAGCAATTCGGCGCCGGTCTGGATCATCTGCGCCTCCATCGCCTGCAACTCACTGCGGCCTACCGACACCGATTCGGCGGAACCCTGCACCACCACCACGCGGGCGTCTGGGCTGTCGAAACGTAGCGCGTAGGCGCTTCCTGCGGTAGGCTCCGACACCTCACCATCGGTCACACCCGAGAACACCAGCAGGCGCTTGCGGGCAAACCTGACGCCATCGTCCTGATCGCTTTGATGCTGCCAGTGCTTGATGTTCTGGTGCGCCAGGTCTGCCAATGGCGAAGCGCCCTGCAGGTAGCCGGTGCGCGCGCCGTAGAAGGGTACGAACGGGATTTCTTGAAAGGGCGTAACGCCTTCTTCAATCACCGTGTATCTGCCATCTTCGCCCAGTTGATGCAGCGCCCAAGTTCCAGGCGTCAGCACCCGAACGCGATTGACGGTCTTTGTCCCGTACTCGCCATCCGCAACCTCGACCGTCTCCGCGATACGAAGCTGCGTCAGCACAAGGCCGCCGTCCTGTTTTTCAGCCCGCCAGCCGAGAATGTCTTTGTGGTGGACGTGAACCCAGTACGGATGAATGCCCGCCTTTGCGATGTCATCCGCCGATGGCAGGCGCTCGGGCGTGCTCTCCACGCTGCCCTTTGTGCTATCGACCAGAACGCCGCAAATCCCGTAGGCCATCACCTCGCGCATCACATCGGCGGCGAAAACGTGCAGGCTGCGGCCCTCGCCATCAATGTCCTCGGCCAGTTGCACCAGCCTTGCAGGAACGTCTTTAGCCAGTTGCACCTGCTTTGAAAACGGCTTGCCCGCCATCACGCCCACGGTGCGCGCGAAGGCTGGAAACAACGTCGCGCAGTCCAGCCGATAGCGGTAATCCTCGCTGTCCTCGCGCGGCTGTTGCGGCAGGAACGTCCTCCCGGCCGCACGCATGGCCGACGTGCCGCCCATC